GATTGAAATAAAACCCTATCGCCAAGCATTAAAACCCAAGCCGCCAAAAAAGAAAACAAAATCGTATATGCGAGAATCATTTGAGTATATTAAAAATCAGGCTAAATGGTCTGCCGCTCGTGAGTATTGTAGTGATAATGGTATGGAGTTCAAGATTATTACTGAAAAGGACCTTGGTCAATATTAAAGACCGTAAGAATATCCTTCTCTTGCGATATAAGGGTCGCCGTGTATATTTAATTTCTCAACATAATTATTTTGTGTAGCATTATTCGATACATTTGTTTCATTTTTAATTGGTGTTATAATATCACCATTTTTTTCTGCCTTAGCTTCTTTTTGTGACTGCATAAACTCTGCACCACTTTGATTTACACTTCTCTCTATCATCGCCTGTAATCTAGGTTTATCATCTTTATATAACTCTCTTAACTGGTCTAAGTTATATAACATACCGTTGATAGTACCTAAATTATTCATACTTTTTTCAATACGACCTATTTGACCCTCTTTAGATTTTAATAATTTTTCTAAATCTTTTATTCTGTCGCCAGTTAATTCTGCTTCGTTTTCACCAAACAATTTAGCATACACACCCTCATCATTTAATTTTTGTAATTTTACTCTTTCTGCCTCTAATTTTTTAGTAATATCAAGTTTTTCTTGTTCAAGAGGAGGTAATTTATCTTGTAATACTTTAAGGTTTTCTAATTTATCACCACCTAAATTACGGTCATGAAAACCTACATGTTGATTTCTTGCAACATCTCTACCTACATTACTAATATCACCACCTGATTCTACCATTTTAATAGCATGATTTTGTACTCTATCACTAAACGCTGAAAATGCTTCAAATATATCAGCACTATCTTCACCAAAACCACCATTAGCTGCAATTGCTTTAATGTTTTCTACTGTGTTGAGGAAGTTTCTTGATTTAGTTTGGTCTTGTAATATTGTTGTAATTGCGTCATCACTATACCTTAACATTGCACCTGCTAATCCAGATAATTTTGATTGCATTTCGGTATTAGCTAAAAACTTTTCTTTGTTTTGACCTATTTGTTCAAATGCTTCTGCTGACGCCACTTTTGCCTCACCTAATGCTGATAGTCTACCAAGATTAATACCCATTCTTTCAAATAAACCTTCTTCTTCTCTAGCAGCCCACTCACCCATTTCTTTATCTAATTTTGCTGTAGTTTTTTCTAATTTCTGTAAAGTTAATTCTTGGTACTCATCAATCTTTTTAGCAATGTAGGCAGCACCAACTCCTAGTGCTACGGCAGCACCAACACCTATCATAACTGGTGTTGCACCTAAAGCTAAACCTAAAGTGCTTACTGAACCAAATTTTGACATTGTCATTAAACCTGCTAGTTTACCAGTTGTCCAATAACCAGCAGCTGCACCTGCTATAGCTGTGCCTGCAAAATCTTTATCTTTTATTTGGTCTGCATTTAAATTACCTGCAATATAAGAAGCAACCTTACCAATCATAGGTGCTGTTGCACCAATTATGGCACCTGGTATACCTGCAAGAGCAAAACCTGTTCCTGCTCCTATCATACTTAATTTGATTTCTTTTTTAGCGTCCTCAGATAATTCTAAATCAAAATTCTCATCAACATAATTTATAATAGGGTCAGCAACAAAACCTGCTATTGCACCATATAACCCACCTTTTAATAATCTTTTAGCAAGACCTTTACCCAAAGCTTTTAATGCTCCAGGTGCCAACATAGCAGCAGTCAAACCGCCTGTAATTAAATCTGCAATTGTGCCTTTATTAACTGCGTCCTCTATATCATCTAAATTTGCATTTATATCACCTGTACCACCAGTACCAGTAGGAGCAGGTGGACCGAACATCTCTGGTTTTTTTTCTTTTGCTAACTCAGCAGCCTGGTCTCTTGCTCTTCTTTCTGCGTCTTCAGCTAAATCTAATTGTGATTGTAAAATATGTGCAACTTTTTCAACACACTCAAAAGTTTTTTGTTGTAAGTTGGCAAGGTCTCTTAATAAGAAAACACCCAACGAACCGCCACCAGCTTGTAATGTCGCAGCTGCAGCTTCACCTGGTGGTAACATACTATTAACACTTAATAGTGATGAACCAACTTTACTCTGTATGTTTGAAGCTAATTGTAAGGCGGCTGTTGATGACATTATTTTTTACTCTTACTTGTACCTGTGTATAGACCAAACCAGGCAGCACCAGCACCAACAACGATACTGATTAACCCACTCTGTTCCATAGTTGGAGAACCTAAGTTCATATACCATATTACACATTTATATAATAGTACAATATAAACTGTTAAGAATAGTCTTGGAAATATTCTCCAAGCGTCAACAGCTCTTGCCATATGAATTAATTTAGCATATGGGTTTATACCAAGGTCTTTGATTGAAGTATCAACTTCTAAATCTACTTGTATTTTTTGTTTAGGTTCTGCAACCTTAACATCTTTTTTTATTTCTGTGTCTGCCATTATCGTCTAGCCCTCTCCCTAGCTTTCTCGTTTTCTTCTTTTATGTGTGTAGTTAACAAATCTACATATATTTCCCTCTCCCAAGGTATCATATTCTCTAATTCAGTCAAAGAATATTTATGATGTTGCATTAAAGCAAAATTCACCTTAAAGAGATTCTCTAAGTTGTCGTGAGAGAGGGCAATACGAAAAAATCTTGCGCTCCTTTCAACACTATCTTACTTTTCACCTTAGTTTCAGGATTCTCAACTTCTACCTCATGTTGTAATTGAGGCATAGTATCAAAAAAACTATTTAATTTATCAAAAGATTTTCTATCTAAGTTTTCTATAAACTTGTGTAAATCTTCTTTTGAATAGTCGCTCATACTATGGTTCTTTTCACCTTCATAAATTTGATGAACACAACCAGCAATCATGTCAAATACCTGTTCAGTTCTCATACCCTTTACATTCTTTTTAGGGTCAACTGTATCTATTGTAGGGTATTTCATAATCATACCAATTTGTTTTGTTTCATCAATAACAATATTATTTGTATGTTTCTCATCTACTTGTACTTCTACTTTTGATAAGTCAATGTCTTTTGTAACATAAGTCACATTGTCGTCTGGACATTTCAATCTTATGTTAGCAATCTCACCAACAGATTTTGACCTGATTTGTAAGAATACATATTCTAAATCAAATGTTGGTAATAAACTTGCGTCAAGTTGGTTAAATGTGCAAGTTGACACAATGTCTTTAATTGCATTTTTAATTTCGTCATCTTCACCTGATTCTAACGCTTGTAGTAAAACCTTTTCCTCTTTTACAAGAAAAGGTCTGTATTTTACAACAATATCTGCTGATGGTAATGTCAACTCATATGTCGCTGTTTCTAATATAGGCAATGCCATGATATTATCTCCTTGTTAATATATTATCCATACGGTGGATATAATCTACCACCTGATATTTTTCCGATAGGGAAGTTTCTTGTTACCGCCTGTGCGACATCTCTACCAGCTCTCTGGAATTCTGGTGGTAATTTACCTAATATACCACTAAACAAACCAAAATCTTTACTTGCTTTAATTTCCGGTACGCCTGCATTTGGCTTACCGACAGTTGCACCATTTATTTGGTCAATTGTTAAATTTCGCCATGTTCTAAAGTTAAGTGTCACAGGCACACTTGCAATTTCATTATCAGCACCATATGACAAATCCATAGAACCTATTGTTTGAGGATAAACCTCATACAATCTAACTGCATATGTAACTCTAGCGTCATCATCTTGTTTACTATCAAATTGACCCAATTGCATAATATCCATACTGCCAACATAATTATCGTAATAATCTAAATTGTGTGAATTTATATCAATAATTTTTTTCTGCCAATTCTCAAAGAATAGTCTTTGTCTTAAAAACTTATCACCATAAAATGTACACTCTATATTTGCTGAATATTGATAAGTGTATGGCATTTCTCTTCTAGGTCCATACATTTGATGTGGAGCTGTAGCAATATCTCTATTTGGCAATGTTACTTTACTACACATCATGTCAACATTTTCAATCATTTGTGTGCCTTCTAATTCATTATTAGCAACACCTTGATATCTCTCACTCGGAGGTACTTTATTATTATTTGTTTCTATTTTACTAGGTGGATTAATTCTTACAATGTATCTGTTAGTTCTAGCAAAACCTTCTCCTACATTTATTTGTGAAAGAAATCTTTGAATAGTACCTGAACCAGCTTGTGTTCTTTTTAGTCTAGGGTCGCCTGCTACATCAACCAATGATTTATCTCTTGGTAAACCAAGTCTGATATCAAAATTACCTATTCTTCTTCCGCCTCGTAAGATTGCCATTATAGTATTTTTCCTTTATTTGGTCCTTTTTTAATTCTATATCTCTGTGTGCCTGTAGCACCAATCTCAACTTCTTGTCTTAGAGATTTAGATAGTTCTAATTCTTTTCTATGTTTATTAACCTTGTTAGTGTGTTCAGTTAATTGTTTTGTTCTATCTCTATCCATTAGTATGTCTTTCTACTCTTAGCAAAAACAGAACCAATAGTTGCACCTTGAAACTGTGC